TGGCAATGCTTGATATAGTAAAGCAGAGTTTACGAATATCTGCATCCAATACCAATTTTGATGGAGAAATAACTGAACTTATAGATCAAGCATTAGACGATCTGAAAGCCGCAGGATTAAATTCTGATGTGCTTGCTGGTTATGAGGATGACGGTTCTTTACGAAGAGCCGTTACCCTCTATTCAAAGGCGTTCTTTGGTTTGGAAAATCCTGACAAAGATTGGTATTTAGAGCATTACGAGAAAAAGAAGACCGAAATGCTTAATCAGAGAGGCAGATATATAGAAGGTGATCTTGATGTTTAACAAAACCGTTGAGTTAATGTCTGCTACTGTTACACAGGACAGCATAGGCCAGCAGGTTAAGGTTTATACATACCTCAAGATATACGCAAAGCAGAAAAGCGTTCCACAGTCTGAGTTTTTTAGCGCCGGTCAGACGGAAATAAAACCTTCCACAGTTTTTATTATAAGAACGGGAGAATACAACGGTGAAACCATGCTAAGATACAACAATGTTCATTACTCAATTTACCGTATCTATGATACAAAAAATGAAATGACGGAGTTGTATTGTGAAGTGCGGAAGGGGGAACAGTAGAATGGCGATTACTATTGATAGCCTTTCTTATACTATTGCCGGTGAGCTTGCCAAATACAATAAGGAAGTTACAGCGGAGGTAAAGCAGATAATAGCCGATGAAGCTGGACAGCTTGCGGAGAATATCAGTAAGGATTCTCCTAAGAGAAATAAGAAAATCAAAAATCGTGTGTTAAACCGCTACTCCAAAGGCTGGAAAACTGAAAAGCAGTATGAAGATAACCTGAATATTTCTTATATCGTTCATAACGAGAAAGATTATCAGCTTACCCATTTACTAGAAAACGGCTTTGCTACAAGAGACGGCGGCAGGGTTGAAGGTGAGAATCATATTGCCAAGAATGAGGAAGCAATGATTCAGTCCGTTCAGGAAAGAATTGAAAAGGCGGTGAGCGCAAAGTGACACATGCAGAATTTTTTACTTTACTGAAAACATCCGGATTTCCAGTTGCTTATCACAGCTGGAAAATAGAAGGTCAAGAGCCGCCTGAACCGCCTTATATAGTTTACCTGTCAACGGGAAGTAATAACATAGGAGCGGATAATAAAGTGAAAGTAAAGTTTAACTGGTATCTGGTTGAACTTTACACAAACAAGAAAGATATTGGAGCAGAACAGGCGCTTGAAAGCGTGTTTGATTCTGCTTCTTTATTTTATAACAAAACTGAAAGTTACATAGAATCTGAGAGTTTATTTCAGATTTCTTATCGATTTAAATTATAAAAGGAGATTTTTTATGGCAAATAATATTGTTAAATATGGATTGGAAAATGTTTACTATGCGCCTGTGACAGCGGTCACAAGTTCATCTTATACATATTCAACGCCTGTTAAGCTGGAAGGGGCTGTCAGCTTGAATCTTGAAGCGGATGGGGAAACAATACCCGTTTATGCTGATAATACTGAAAAGACTTCAATTATATTAAACAGGGGCTATACCGGTGAACTTGAAATTTTAATTGCTGATAATGCATTTAAAACCGCAGTCTTAGGGCAGAAACTTGTTAACGGTATTTTACACGAGAATGCGACGGACAAACCCATTGAATTCGCGCTTGCGTTCCAGTTTGAAGGTGATGCCGCAGGGGTGCGCTATTGGCTTTACCGCTGTAAATGCTCAAGACCGGCAATAGGTTCAGGTACAACTGGGGAAAGTGTTGAGCCGGTACATGATACCCTTTCATTTACTGCAAGACCTAGAGTTACAGATAAAGAAACTGGGGTAAGTTGTGAAAATACAACTGAAAATGCGACAAAATATACAAGCTGGTTTACAGCGGTTTATGAAGAGGTTGGGGAATAATAAATGGAGAAAACAATCACTATTGACGGCAGAAATGTTCCATTCAAATCAACTGGGGCAGTTCCGTTAAGGTATAAGCAGCAGTTTAAAAGGGATTTCTTTGCTGACATCATGTCAATGGAAAGTGCCATGAATAACAGGGACAAGAAGAATCCTGAAATATTGAACCTTGATCTTTTGAATACCGATATTCTTTACAATCTGATTTGGGTGCTTGCCAAAACAGCGGACAACAGTATTGAAAGCCCTATGGAGTGGCTTGATACTTTTGAGACTTTTCCGTTGGTTGATATTTACCCTAAGATACAGGAATTATTGATAAGTTCAATAGGCGGTACAGCCCCAAAAAAGCAGAAGGCAATAGCCAGATAGCGGCTGAAAACAGGATTACAACAGAATCTTATATTTTGAGCGTCAAGAATATGGGGCTGGCTATTGCCGAATTGGATTCATTTACTATGGGGATGATCTTTGACTTAGTGGATGAGTATGTAAAAACACATTCCGTAAGTAAAAACAAGAATAATACTAAGAATGTCAGAAAGGCAACACAAACTGATTTTGACAGATTTTTAAGATAGGGTGAAGGG